ATAGGATCGGCAACAGTAACAACAGCAGCAACGGGGACACATGGGTTTGTAGCTAATATGGTAGTAAATACGCTGGGTACAGTTACATTAGGCGGCGCGACTGTAACAAATACGGCTACTCTTTACGTAGCCACAGCATCAGGCGCCGGAACAAATCAATATTCCTTATATGTTGCTGGTGGAACATCCTATTTTGGCGGAATTTTTAAATTTTCAGCAACAGCACCTGCAGCGTATCAGATCCCGGTCGTAAATAGTGGTGTTACCGCAATGACCTATGTATATTCAGGTCAAACTAATACGACACTATCTCCTATAAATTCGACAGGTACGGCAACAGCTGCACAAATCGCTACTGGAACAATAACAAGCACCAGCCCAGCAATTACTAATATAACCCTGGACAGCGTTGCAAATATTTACTCAACTCTCGCAGCCTCTCAGGGTACCAGATTTAAATTTAACGTCGATAATGTCGGCGGCGCTTCATTGGTAACTATTGTATTACCAACAGGAATAACGGCCGGTAGTGTTTTGACAGGTGGCACGCTTTTGACTGTTGCCGCTGGTACGGTCGGTCAGTTTGAACTATATGTACATTCAAATACTTCTATTAACATAGCCCGTTTATATTAAATTTTATGCCCATATTATTAGGAAATTCAAACGGCGCCGCTAATTTAACGGCCACAGTTACAACCAGCAACGGAATAACCGGTAACGGATCACCGGCAAACCCCGTACAATTAGGCGGAACAGTTACCGCGTCCCCTGTTATAAATATTAGCGGATCAAATCAAATTTTAATTCAAGGCGTTAACGGATTGGGATATTATCAAAATATTATTTCTAATGTTTGGGAATATGTGGTAACAAATGGAACCGGACTAATTGGTATATCTATTGATTCAACAAACGGGATAATTATAAACGACAATATTTTAAATAATGGAATAATAGGGCAACAGCTCTATAACGTTTCAAATCCTAAACAGTTTGCACAATATGGGAATATACCAAACGTATCAAATACGCCTAAAATTGTCAAAGCAAATTTATTTCCGGCCATCACATCGACAACGGTGGTTTTTACATACACAAACCCCGGGCCTGGAATAAATTTATATCGGTTAAATACTAACTTTTCTTACAATTCAGGAACCGGGACTGCAGCATTAGCGGCAACCGGAATTGACGCGGCCAGCAATGCCTATAACATAGCACGCGGATCATTAATTTCAACAGGTTCAAATTATACTAGTCCGTTAACTATTGCCATATCATCGGGATCAACGATGACTTTAACGCTAACAATTACGGGAACCGTTACCGCTGAAGTTTGGTATTGTCTTGAACAACTGCCTTACCCGGTATAAAAAAATAAAATCGCCGAAGCCTGGGATTTTTGCCGGTGGCCATTGGCCCCGGTTTTTTTTTATCAAAACTTTTATATATTTGAAAACTCATTAGCCGCAGCATGATTTATAAAGTTTTTAAATTCCTATTTTTTTGTTCAATTATTACGACCATGGGTTTACTATTGTTGGCTTTGTGGGCATTATATCTAATTTTATTAATATGAAATCATGGGAAAAAAAACTGTTAAAAGCAGCCGTTAAAATTTTAACGGTAAAACTTAATAATACTATTGAGCAAGCAGCTGACCGGATTGTAACCGGCCAAACCAAAAAAACGACAACAATAGACTTAAAAGAAACAGACTATAAAATAATTAAATAAAATGACAGATTTAAAATTTAGCGTAGAAACCATTTTTGTGCAAAGATTGTGCGAAAAATGTAAAGCCGGATACATGACATACACCGGATCACACTTGGAAGCAAAAGAACCCTCTTATCATCATCAATGCAGCAACCCAGCCTGCCAGGTAGTTAATTATATCCGAGGGCAGCAGTTCCCACAAATTAGAAACATTGTAGAGGAAGCAGCACTTCCCGGCAACGTGTCAAATATTGACATTGAAAAACACACTATCCCACTGGTAGACGATCAGAATAAACCCAATCTATCAATAATTTAAAAATTAAGTTACCATGGCAAAAATTAAAGATTTAAAAGGTTTTTTACGGGTTGTAATGCCGGTTCAAAAACTAAGCGATGCAAAAGAAACACCTATACAGTATTTAGTCGTAGAAGTTCCGGGTTATGTTAATAGCTACGGAGAAAAACAAGGAAAAGATCAACAATGGCTTATCCAGATTTTGGGCGAAAAACGGATAAATGATTTTAATATAAACCAGGATCATATCAATAAAAAAATACAAATTGATATTTTTACTGAAAGTTTTTGTATTGAAAGCAAAATAGAGGGAAAAAACCCCTTTTACGTTGTTAATAACACGCTATTTGCATTTAAAATTTTAGGGTAATGGATGAAAACCAAAAAATGACAATACACGAAAAAATTACACTGTCTGTAATTGTTTTTATGCTGTTTTTATCTATTTATTTAATTTTCTTTGGATAATAAAAAAATCCTATATTTGAACGCCCAGGCGAACGAATAAAGGCAATGTTGCGGAACAACCCCAAACAATAACCTGGGCGCCGGTCAGCACGACATTAAACCGATCTTTAATAAGGTCGGTTTTTTTTTGCCCTTATTTTTTTAAAATTCGTCAGATCGGCAACCATTGTAAAAAAACCGTAAATAAAACTTTATAAAACGAAAACTTTTAATTTACTTTACGCCGATAAATTAACATTTAATCCGCAACATTATGGAACTTACCGCAGTAACCACGGCACAGCGTACCGTAGAAAATCTCAATCTGGCAATTAAAAAAGCCAAACAATTAACAAATTATTTTCAAATCAGATTAACGGCAGATCATAACAGCTACGTTATTATTAACGTTTACGGAATGATTTTTATAGGCGTACCGGCAGACGAGGACACCCCTAAATTTTTTAGCAATCGCGACACCTACACAATGACCGGCCCGGATGGCACCCCGGAATTAAAACATTTACAGCGTTTATTTAAAAACCCTAAATTTTAACCATGACCCACGGAAGTTTATTTTCTGGTATTGGTGGGTTTGACCTTGCTGCCGAATGGATGAGCTGGGAAAATGTGTTTCATTGCGAATGGAACGAGTTCGGAAAGAGAGTATTAAATTATTATTGGCCTAACGCTATATCATACCATGACATCACAAAAACAGATTTCACTATTCACAGAGGATCAATCGACATTCTTACAGGGGGATTCCCATGTCAACCCTACTCAATGGCAGGAAAACGGAAAGGCAAAAACGATGAACGCCACCTGTGGCCGGAAATGCTTAGAGCAATTAGAGAAATTCAACCGCGTTGGGTTGTGGGCGAAAACGTTTTCGGCCTTATTAATTGGAATGGAGGGATGGTATTCGACGAAGTGCAAGCTGACCTGGAAGCTGCGGGGTACGAAGTGTGGCCGTATGTACTTCCAGCTTGCGCCGTCAACGCCCCGCACAGAAGGGATAGGATTTGGTTTGTGGCCTACGGTCACAGCAATGGACAGCACTGGAGCGACAGCGAACATGAAATCGAGCCAATTAAAAGAGGGGAGTATGCACTCAATGACATTGAGCAGGTTTGTGATGTTGCCTACACCAACCACAATGAAAGGCGGAGCGCAAAAGGTGGAAGGGTTAAAGAAAACGAGGCCATCGGGGCAGACTTACAGCAGTCAGCTGCAAGATTTAGCGATATCGGGATTACTACCAACACCGACGGCGATGGAGGGCGAAAAAATAACAGGCAAAGAAAATCAGGACTCATTAACAAAAAGAGCAAGATTAACGACTGGTCAAACTTCCCAACTCAATTCCCAGTTTGTATTGGAAATGATGGGATTTCCACCAAATTGGACAGAATTACCTTTTCTAAATGGCGAAAAGAAAGCATAAAAGCCGCGGGTAACGCAATAGTCCCGCAAGTAGTTTATCAAATTTTTAAAGCGATAAAACAATATGAAAGCAATATTTAAAAACCCTAAATTTTAAACCAATGGATGCAAAAGCACTAAAATTTTTAAAAGATGTTATAAAAGAGGAAAAAATAAAAGCCTCTTTTAGACACACGCAGGCGTTTAACGCCATTTTTGTAAAAGGTCGTAAAGATGTAACACGAGTGCAAAATATTTTGCACGTTCTGAACTATAAAATCTTATTTACACAACCTTTAAAGGATAACCATTTTGAAATACTTTTTTTAGAATGACACGAGTAATAAACTTTAGCGGCGGAAAATCATCGGCATTAATGACAATTTTACTAAAACCTACCCCGGATGATATTGTAATATTTTGCGACACAAAACGCGAACACCCCGCCACATATAAATTTATTGATGATTTTGAACAGCACGAAAAAATCAAAATTCATCGGGTAACTTATACAAACAAAAAAACGCCAAAGTTAACCGGCTTTGAAGCCTTAAACAGATCTAAAGTATATTTACCAAACAGAACGCACCGTATTTGTACAGCCCATTTAAAAGTAATAACAGCAAAACGATATTTACGCCCCCTGGTTGGTACATCATTTTATCAGTATATAGGTTTTCGATATGATGAAAAAAATCGGGTAGATAATTTTAAAAGCAGTTATAAAAAGGTTAAAACATTTTTTCCTTTATTTAATCAAAAAATTAATAAAGAAATGGTTAACCAATATTGGTTAACTAAACCCTATAAATTAGAAATACCTAGCATTTTAGGTAATTGCGATTTGTGTTTTTTGAAAGGCAAAAATGTAATAATAAGAATTTTACAACACTTTCCAGATCTGGCCGATAAATGGATAAAAGACGAGGAAGAAATGGCAGCCAGGAGACGATTAAAAACTACTTATTTTAAAGACTGCACATATAGAGATTTATTAAATATTGCTAACTCTCAAAAAACTTTATTTGATTCTGGCAACTTTGAACAAATGGCCCCGGCTTATAGTTGTTCGTGTACATCTTAAATATTTAAAATGAAAGCCAAACAAAAAATTTTTGTAGTTGCTGAAATACAGCCGTGTGCAGATATAGATAATCAGTTTTTTTTCACCAACTATAAATTTTTGATTTATTGTACAGATCGCAAAACAGCAGAAACAATTTTACAAAACGTTCAGGAACCTTATTATTATCTTACTATTTTAGAGATATACGAATAAAACAAAATCTTTAAAATTTAAACCTAGCCCAATTAAGCCAGGTTTTTTTATGCACAATTTAAAAGCATTTACAAGCCCGTAAACAGGTTTTTATATTGGTTTATCATATACGTACCATTGCTCGACAAAATGCCAAGAGATAAAACCCTTGCAAGTAATAAAACAAAACAATAGTTTTACAGTCCAGGCCGCAACATTATGTTAGTTGAACATTTACAAGTCCGATCTAAACAAATTATACACTATAACAGGTATATTTCAGATGATCCGTTTAGCAGATCGAACAAACAAAAACAAGCCGCAGAAAATTTAAAACTGCAAAAAACTTACACCGGCGTACTTTGCCCAGGCGCAAAAAAACGATTAACTAAAGCCCTTGAGTTATTAATAACAGGCGCAAAAGAAAAAACCGTAATCAAGCAAAACCACCATAAAATAAAATTTAGCGTAAATTTTATAACGTTTACAATTTATAGTTTCGGTAAAAAAGTACCGGCAAATGAAGCGGCCAAAAATTTACTTGAACCGATGCTATTATGGATGAAACGCAAACACGGGTTAAAATCCTACGTTTGGAAAGCAGAATTACAAGCGAATAGAAAAGACTGCAAACAATTACATTACCATTTAACTACCGACACATATATACCATGGCAAGAAATGCGCGACAAGTGGAACGAACTGCAAAAAAATTGCGGGTACCTGGACACATATTTTGAAAAATACGGCCATTATAACCCAAATAGTACAGATGTTCACGCACTTTATAAAATTGGCGATCCTGTTAAGTATATTACAAAAGAAGTTTTAAATGCTTCGGACGCAATCGAAAAAAAATATAAAGCAGCAATACAAAAAACAATAGGCAAAAAAGATATTTCTGATTATACGGCCAACGACTGGAATATAGTAAACGAAGTAACTAAAACC